TGAAGTAGGAGCTGTTAATCTACCCATGTGTTCTATGCGTAGTATCCTACCGGACACAGGTCTGGCGAGGGGAGTATAATGACCATTAGGTTCCTGTACCTGATCCTGCATATATACTTTATGTGGACCACGGATAACTGTACTGCCTAAATCATACTCAGATACGTTATCAATCCATGCAACAACCCCATCAAAGTATGCAGTATTACCTGATGTAACCTCACAAGATACTGTTAACTCTGTCATATCAGCATCAATATCAGAGTCGACATATATCAGTGATGGTCCTTCCCATTCAGAATCACCGGTATGATAGTTACTACTGTCATAGTTAGATCCATCATACGTTACCCTTATCCTTGCAGCATCAGCTACACTAGCCCATACCCACGCTCTTGCATGAAGAGTCTTACTTGCAACCTCATTGATATTCACACTTGTGAATATGTTCTGTTCTATGCCCTCTGTTGCACCCGTAGCAGCTACACTCATGCTGTATGAACCATGTGCCACCCTGGAGGATTCATCATTAGTGCTTGGGGTTCCTATGTTAGCCCAACTCGTAGCAACAGCAGAGTTACTACCAGTAGAATCCCAGTTCTCAAAGTCCCAGTTGGCTAACAAATTATCAACAACGATAGTTTCATCACGGGTTGGTAGGTATAGATGAGGATACAGAGTTCTTGTTGCCTGTTGTATCGCATCAGTCATTATCTGTGGATCAAAGTTAACTATGTAGTATGTGTCACCTGATGATGTAGATGCCGCCATTGCTCCAATAACTGTAATAGTTCCATTGGAAGCATGGATACCACTTATCCTTCTTGATGATCCGTTGATAGTAGTATTCGTAGCACTAACCATGTAAAGCCACTTGTTGGTTAAAGTGTTTATGTCATACCTATAGATAGAAGTATCAACCAGTGTAGTTGTACTTCCTCCACCGGAACTGGAGTCTGATACAAATAAACCAGTTGCCCTGCCAAGCATCTCTAAGCATCTGTTTAGCGTAACTGCCATTACTTACCCCTAATTTTTACTAATAACCACAAACCTAAAGACTACTGCATCACTAAGTGAACCACCACTATTATTGCGAATGATGATATCGAAAGCACCATTCCTTATATTATGAGCCTGTATCCAATAACCAGTTGTTGCATGGTTAATCACGATAACATCTGTAGACTCAACATTAGAATTGCTAACAGTAAACGTAACTTGTGCATTACTCGCCAATGCTGCGTTATCTGTGGTGATCTGACCACTATTAGCATTAGCTGTTACTCCTGTGGTTTTATCCGTAGACTGAGTAACAGTAGCACTACTAGATGTATCTAATGCTCCTGATGCAGCATTAAGATCACCAGTTACAACTGTTAGCCCCGCCATAACAGCTTCGCTTGCGTTATTTCCTGCTTCACCATAGCTGGTCATTCGCATACCATCTACTACATAATTAAACCAATCAGGCATTATATCTCCCTATATGTTTATGAATACACATCCGACAATACCCTTCCGAATATAGCAGCATAGTTACCACCACCACTCCATGACCACCCCAGATCAGTACTAGTACCACCAGCCTCTATATATGCCCCTGCATAAAGGTTCGCAGTTGCTCCAATCAATGTACTACCAGATGTTGCACTAGCATGTACAACTAAACTGCTAGGTGCAGAAGCAGCACCATCAGCCGCTATAGCAATAGCACTAATTGCAAACTGCCCAGCAACTGTATCTATACTGACAGGACCGATACTGGTTTCAGACCCCATGTTATATTCTCCACTATTCTGTAAATTCCACATACTTGTTTGATTTAAGCCAGTAAACGAAATACCCCTAACCGCTGAAGGCCCATCCGTAGTTGCCGCAAAGGAAGCAACAATGTTGTTAGTGCCAGTGTCAGGAGCAATAAGTGTCCATAATGTCAAACGTAATCTTTCGTAATCTTTCTTACTGACTTGTTTAGTCATTGCTACACCATCGTAAGTAACACCTGTGGGGTCTGCCGGCGCACTACCACTGTTAAGTTGAGCAATGATAACAACTAATCCTCGCCCAACACCCGAACCGCCAATCGCATGGGCTGATGTTTGTGTACTCGGACCAGTGCTGGCATTATTAACACTAACAGCATCAAACTCTGGTGGTCCGAATGATGGTGCAGAAAATTCAAAACCATTTAAGTTTTCAATATTGGCATCGGTCTTGCCGTTTATCTTTTCAATATCGTCTTGAGCGATACTGTTTACTTTTTCAATTTCTTTCGCCATTGTTATGTCCTATTATGCGTGTTCAATCACATCGTTGGATGGGTTAAAATAAAGACTGTTAGCAGTAACAGCAAAGCCTAATACCTGTACAAAGTCACCATCAGAATCTGGTGCTGCTTGTTCTGGTACGTTCTGGCTAGACGTTTCTGCCTCTGGTGCATAAATAGTTCCCCCGACTGTGTATGAAGGAAACGTTCCGTTGTCTTGCAAAAATCCCTGAAGAAGAAAAACTCCTGTAGCATCTGCACTAATATCAGCGGCGGCCATAGCCATGACAGGCATTGTTCCAGCCGCACTTGCTACTGCTTTCCACAGTTTACTGTCTCCAGCCTTAAAGTAAACCACTTCTCCTCGTACCAAGGTTTCACCAGCCGTAAAGGTAGCAGTAATGCCACTGACTGTTTCATCTGCCGGACTTGAATCCAAATGTGCTGAACCTGCAAGAGATAGTTCAGTTGCTGCTATAGTTCCAGTTGATGGATTATATGTTAAGTTACCATCCGACTCTAGTCCAAGGTTTCCACCATCTATGTCTCCACCTGCCGTGAATACTATTGCATTAGTTTCACTTGTACTCTCGTTGTCTGTAATAGTTACAGTCGTTGCTACAGTAGCTGTGTCAGCATTTCCTGTTAACGCTCCTACAAATCCTGTAGCTGTAACCTTACCATCTGAGGGGTTATAGGTTAATGTTCCATCTGACTCTAATCCAACATCACCCCCATCTACATCTGCATCAGCTACGAAAACAAGTGCATTGCTTTCATCTGTACTTTCATTATCAGTTACTGTTACAGTAGTGGCGTTAACAGCCCCACCTGCACCACCTAGTGAATATCTACCCATAATATACCCCCTTTAAGATATTACGCCTGTACTAAAATATCCGTTCATTGCAGAACAGGTTATAAGAACATTGGCTGTACCTGTATCTGTAAGTAATTCAATACCACCAACTCCATTAGACCCAAAGCCATTATGGATTCTGCCTTCAAAGGCTGTACTGGAAGTGAGTTCGGAGTAAGCTGTGCTTTCGTTAATACCAAGAACATGATCCAGCGTTGTTCCGGCAGTAATGCTTGCGCTCCACTCCCATTTTGTCCAGTACATATTTGTATCTTTGTACTTCTGCCCAGATGAGTCTAAGGATTCGCCTGCGGCTGATGCCAGTTTATCCAAAGTAGATAATTGCCATGCACTAGGAACAGTCCATGTAATGGCTCCATCAACCCTTAATGAACGAGTTCCGTTTGTTCCATCTGAGTCAGATAAATCGACCCATGACCCCCCATTCCAGTAGTACGCAGTCAAAGCAGCACTACCAGAACTGTTTGAGCCATCTACGTCTATGTGTGCCCCCCTAAACGGGATTGCAGAACCAACATAAAGCGCACGACCAGACGCAAATCCTCCCATGTCTACACTTGTGGCAGTTGAACCATCCTGTGCAACATCAGAGTTGTCCTCAAGATGACCACCAAGTCCGTCTGCTGAATCCGCTTTAAGGATCACCAGATAAGGACACAGGGCAAACTTGATGATTGCCGCTGAACTTGCAAAGTTCCTTGGCTCCAGATTGATGTGTTCTGTGCCTTTAATGAATGGGGTAAACGCAGCAGTTGTAGTTCCTGCTACTCCACTCGCAGCACCTGTTCTTCTTTGATGCCCTAAATTAGCACCCAATATCTCTGTTGGCATTATTACCTCCTTGGTCTATCCAGCCCTTCCAGACCTCTTGTTTGGGAGAAGGATATATTAAATTTTATCTACCACCGAATCTTAATCTACTACGAGAAGCAGAACCCTTACTCGCACCAGCAGCCTTACCAGTTTTCGCTTTTGGATACGCTGCTGCATGGATAGACTTCAACTTTGCCATGTTACCACCAGCCGCTGAAATCATTCCTGCCATGTCATTTCTTCTGTGTGCTGCTTTGTAAGCCGCAGCTTGCTTTGATAATGTACTTGCCGCACTAGCTGCTTTATCTTTTTGGGTTGTATGAGCAGGCATAACCTTGCCACTAACATATCCCCTAGATCCTGTAGTTCCATAGTAAGAACCGGTTTCCTGTTTTCTTGTTGCAGGAACAGGAGTGGCGTAACCTCCGGTCTTTTTTTTCTGCTGCTGCACAGATGCAGCCATCATAGATTGATATCTTTTATTAGGCTTTACAGCCTTAACTTTATGTGCTGGTCCTGTTCTTGCCATGATTTCCTCCTATTGAAATATTGTCTATTAGTCAGGAACTACTGCTGTTGCTACTGCGCCAATGGCTGTATAGGCATTAGCTTCCCATCCAATCGTATTGCTGATCTTGGTAACATAAAGTACCTGCGTATCGGTACAAAGATATTCTTTAGTGCCGTCACAGTTCTGACTATTGATTTCCTCTGCACTTCCGGCAGGGGTTCGCAACTCAAAGTTACCGCCTGCATTACACAAAACAGTAATGCGGTGACCCTCTGGTACGCTTACTAAATTTGGAAGCGTAATAAAGTCATTTGCATCATTGGTTACTGCTAAAACAGATACCTGAGTTACATCACGAGGAATACTGCGACTTGCTGTGTCCGCAGTAGTAGCACTCGGTTTAACAACGTGTTTGGGGGATGGATTTCTTCCTGCCATATCTAAGCCTCCTTAGCGTAGAACGCACTTGATTTATTGTTTACAGTGGGCTTTATGCCCACGTAATGCTGCTAATGTACCTTGTCTTGTGGACTTTGTAAAGTCTCGACCACATTTATCACATACAGCATCTATCACTGTCTCTGGTTTTTCTTCTACTGCAACAGAGGTGTTCTGTGTAGCTACTTGTCCGGCTAGAGTCTGAATTAACTCCTGGTTACTTTGCAGCATTTGTTGTTGCAGTTCTCTGTCTTCTTCTCTTTCAGTCTGTTCCCTGTCTCTACTCAATGCCTCATAAGCCCTCTTGTGTGACTTCTGAAGATGTGAGTTAACCCCATCTTCGTGAGGAATATGTTGCTTTTTGCATGGAGGAAACCCCATTGCTGCAACAATGTAATACTCCGGTGATGATGGGTTTAGTGGACAGAATAAATCCATTCCGTAATCAGGGGCAATGTTGGGATTGGAAAAGGTATACATCGTAGATCCATCAGGATTCTTAATATCACCTATCTGCCACTGTAGATATTTAGGACACTCGTTATAATCCCCTGTCTTAGCGTTCCAGTATGGAACATACCCTTTGTGTCTTAAAGATCGCAAACGAGTTGTGAACTCGTCAGAACTATTGGAAAGAATTTCACCTTCCTGCATACCACTAGTGGGAACTTCTTCCTCACTCTTGTCTGCTATTGCCTGTTCCCAAGCTGTATCGTTACTCGTTGTCATACGTCACTCCTTACTAATTGACTTAACCTACCAAAAGTTGATTGATTCTTGCGTTTTCTTTTTCGCTCCTCAACCTTGTTGTAAAATGCAGACTGCAAATCAGACAACTCAAAGTATCTGTGTGCCGGTCTGCCTCTAAATTCTTCGGCTATCTCTCGTAATTCTGCAACTGTATGCCACGCTTCCCCACGACCATTAACAACCTGACCCCCAGGTATGAATATAGGGTCTGCCGTAAACATATAGGAAGGACCTAAGTCCACATATGCTGTAACAAGTTTGTCGTAACGGACAACCCGTAACTCCTGAAACCTGTGCATACCCTTTTTGCCAGAGGGTTTATTTATCTCTCTTAATGAAAAACACATCTCGTCATCTGAAACGAGTCTTGTTATTTCATCTACGCCAGAGGCAGAGGCTGCCCCGAATCGGACAACCTCTGCGTCTAACTCGTCTGTTACTGCGTTAGCCATAACATCCTATGCAGGAGCGCTTGCGTCTCCTATAATCTCAAATGTCCAGTTAGAAGAACGTAGACCATAAGCATACTCATCCGTAAGGAATAAGCTGTCTCCACCACCACCTATGTGTGGCTCACGCCTAGTCTCTGTCCTGATTGTCATGCCCTCAACCAATACCCATGCAGACTTGGAGAACACAAAGTTCTTTGCGTCATCTGAGCCGTCAATGCTGATGTTGCCATCCTCAAAGATACTCACGTTTGCAATAGGCAAGTTAAAGCCACTCTGGAACACAGTTGCCGTAGCACCATCTGGTACTGGATATGTTCCTGTACCCCCTACGAGTTCATCGTAGAAGTCTTTGATAGCAAATCCGTGGAACACTCCAGATATTGGCATTGGACCCGGCTCTGTTGCGTTAGAAGTAATTCTATATCGTGCTGAAGCCACATCCCCTGTCTGTACTGGGGTTCCTGCTGCACCTAACTGAGTAGAAGCATCCATAGCTGTTAAGCCATCCTGATCCTTCTTTCTCATCATTGCCTCACCGGGCATGGCTCCCATCTTAGCAAGAACTCTACTGTTAATATTCCTTCGGCTCTTGTCTGTGATGAAAGTCTGTATCTGCACCATTTCTGGTGTGATGGTGATTGCAGAATCATCGTACTGCTGTGGGTTGTCCAATACTGTGTTCTCTGTTACTGCTTGTGCAGACAGATTAGCAAGCAAGACTTCTCTCCAGCTTGTACCAGTGTTAGCGTCTAACTCAACCCGGTCTACGAGTTGAGGAACTACGCCGTCAAATTGTCTTCGTGATCTAGCAGCAGCTTGAATAGTATCTAAACTATCTGCTAATGATCCAGTTGTTATATTTCCTGTAGCCATTAGCTACCTCCCTGTGAAAAAGTATTACTTATACAGTCCAGTCTCTATTAGTCTCTATGAGAACGTAGTCCACATCCATCGCTTCTACCGCAGCACCTTTAGCTTCAACCATGAGCAGTACAGCAAGGTCTGTGCTTGTTGACACAGCACCTGTTACAGTCTGCTTCAAGTCTCCATCTATATACCACCGGGCTGTTCCATTGCTCTCAACCTCTAGTCTTAGCACTTGAAACTCACCTGCTACTGCATCATCATCGAGGTCTACGTTAGTTGAGGTGGTTTCACCTGTGGTTGTTCCACCATTGTAAACTCCGTGCCAGTCCTCGTCATCTGTTAGCTCTGCTGACAGATAGAATCCACATAAGTCTGATGCTGTGAGCGTTAGGGTTGCAGTTGCCCCTGTTAGTTGTTCACCTTCAAGGATACCAACCCCATCAGTCACTACATCTGTGAGTCCGAAGTATGCTTCTTTAGTGTCAAGGTTATTAAACCTAACACGAGCTTCAATCGAAACACCACCACTTAATGCCATGTCGAAACAAGCATTTGTCGTAAATCCAGCAGAGTGTTGTGCTTCGTCAGTCGTTGTTAACTGCACGACACCACTGATTCCATCAGAGTCAAGTCCAACAACGCCGGAATCAGTCTCAGCCAAGCCCTGTCCAACTACTCTAAGACCACCTGGTGTAAAGTATGGTGCGCTTGCTGGTGCTGCCGTACTAGCTACCGGTATCTCAAATCCAATAAAGTCATCAAAAATTCTAATCTTACCAACGGATGATTGTGCCATTTTGTTTCTCCTTAAACAAAGTTGTTACTAGGATCAGTCAACTAAGATATCCAAGATTTTTAGCTGCGTCACCCACACGTTTGCTCCAAGGAATTTCGCCCCTTCCGTATGCTTCCCATGTACCTTGGTCAGACATTCCACCGGATTGCCCGACTCCTGCATTGGTAGCACCTACATCCAGAGTATTGTTCTCTTGGTTATACTGCTGTCTTATTTCCTGAGCCTCTTTACGAGCTTCTTCTACTTTTGCACTGGTCTGTGATACACGCTCTGCTTCAATCAGATCATCGAGTTCGTCATAAACATTCTCGAAATCATCTATAGAAACAGCCGAGTTCCACTTCGTCAATGCTGCCTGTACTTTAGGATCATCCTGAGTAAGTCCAACTGATGCGAGTCTGGGATTGATTCGACCTGCGAGTCGTTCTGCATAAGTGTAAACACGATCTCGCTCTACGTCAGTTCGTTCTTCATCGTTGATGCGATTAAGGGTCTGTTGCCTTTCCATAGGCGTTAGGTCTGCCTCATCTGCTTCTCTACGCTGACGTTCCCGTCTATCCCTTTTCATCTCAGCACGTAACTCAGATACTTCAGCCTGAAGGGTAGGGGATGTATCCCGTGCCTTTAGTCTGCCCTCTGCACTCTTAGCCCGCTGTTCAAGCTCTGTAAGCTGTGCCTCTAACTCAACTTCCCTAGCTGACTTTTCAGGGGTAGAAGCGTCTTCCGTTTCTAATGTTTCCGTGGCTTCTGCCGTAGTCTGCTCAGTATTGTCCGTTGTCATTAGTGCCTCCTATTGGGTCAAGGGTCATAATTGCCCTAACCGAATATTGCTTTCATGCGTAATATAATATTTGTTAGCGTCATTGTCAACATTACTAATCCCAATATCCTTCAGGTTTACGAGCAGGAGATGCTCCTGCTGGAGTTAGTCCTCTATCACCTGCTGGTGTTGGAGTAGATGGTTGCGGTCTTTGCATCGGCTTAGATATTATGTTTCGTTCTAGCGATGCCTTTTGCCGGTTATACTGTTTTATTAGTTCATCAATATTATTACCGGATGGTCTTTTGTTATTCACTTTAATATATTCTTCAATAAACTCTTGTCTCTCTACAATGCTGTCAACATCTTCAAGTGCTATCTTATTAACTAACATAAGTCTTACAGCATACTTTATAGCCCTTTCGCCCAAGCTACCAATTCCTCCTTCGCCAGTAATAAACAACTTAGCATCAAGGTCTGGATTGGCACTTCTAAATGCTGATGTGCTTATAGGATTCAACTTAGCTTTTTGTACCTTATCTCTATTGAGGTCACGGATTTCCCTATACGCATCAATATCTTCGGTCCACCTCAGTCTTGCCTGATATACAGAATCAAACGGAACCAGGTTCACTCCTCCGGCTTGACCCAATATCTCTGTTCCCATACCCTCAAACTCCGCCATTCCCTCACCACTAGTAGCAGCCCGTACTCCAGCCCTTACTGCTGACTGACCGACTAAAGGTACTCCTGTACTGAAAAAGTATGAAATTTGCTGTAGAATACTAATAGGAAAGTCTCCTGTTGCGATTTCCCTTCCATAAAAATCTTTATCTTGCCATAGGTCAACTATAGTATTAATCCCTGGTCCTAATTTATAGCCACCCCACTTCATAATCCCTGCAAATGGAAGGGGTATTTCGTCTTCAAGCCCCACGACCTTTACGGGTCTTGGAGCAATAGCTCGTAGTAAAGACCGAATCGGACCACCTATGCTCAATCTCATTCCGTTTGGCATAGTAATTGCCATAAAGTTAGGGTGTCTAGGATCAAGAGCATTGCGCGCCTCTCTCATTGCCGTAACCTCTGGGTTGTCATTCATCTTGGCATACATGATTGCGCTACTAACAGAAAGAGCGGAAGTGGTAGCTGCAAAATTTAATATTCTTCTTATTGCCAGATTTTCTGTCATAGTTACATTGCGCCTTAACCCCCACTTCATTAGTCCTTTTGCTGCATCTATTGTTAAAGCAGTAGGCTGCACAAGAAAAGAAACAGAAGTTAGCATACCACGCTGCATAGCTGCTTGTTTAGCAGACTGACCCAGCCTTCTGTATGATATACGGGGAACTAGCTTTGTTGCATCATCTGCTGCTATGGCTATTGCAGTCATCTCATCGTACCCTTGTGCAATAGCAAGATCATAATTACTATCAAACAGATCCTTAGCCATACGGGTAATGGGTCTATATACTGCTTCATTAGCTTCTGTCCACTTTTTCCCAATACCCTTGAATTTGATCTTACCTACATACCCTACACCAAACTCTTGCTGAACACCCTCTAATGGATTTAGACCTGTACCTTTAATAAACCTATCCCAAGATTCTGGGTTTGCTGCCATATCATCCATTAGTGCTTTAACAGTAAATCTCCCAGAAAAGTTACCCCACCCAGTACCGGAGTTCCATAAGAATTTTGACATTTGTAATGGGCTATAAAGCCATGCCTGCATACCTTGTATACTTATCGGAGATAAATCCCCTCCAAAGGCTGTGGCTCGCACCTCATTTAATACGTTCCAGAACGTACTATCGTTAACCTGATTAAGCCTTTTGATATGGTCAGCCTGTTCTATTGGATAATACTTAAACATACCATCTTCAACAAACTTATACCCAGGAATCTTAACTTGTGCGTAATCCTCCTTCATGCCTTTTAAGATTTGTCGCACAGCCTTGATTTCTTTTTGAAGGTCAGCCGCAGTCATTCCAACAATAGAAGCATCCTTAGCCACATACCTACCCGGTGAAACCTTAAAGTCTTCCATCAGTCCAACGATCTCATCTAAATCAGCTTTGCCTTGTGTGGACTTCAAGAAATTATCAATCGAATCTGCTGCATCATTGTTTAGTTTTCTGAAAGCACTTTGCAGTGTTTGTAATCTTTTATTAGTAGTATTGATATTGGTTAAAAGTTTTTTTGCTTCGGCAGTGCCAATCCGTGCTATTACTTCAGCCCTAGTAAGCCCAGGAACCCCTGCCTTAAACACAGAGCGACCTGCCATCTTTGCATATGTTCCGTGCATTTCCACTCCAAGTAGCTTAAAAAGATCAGTCATCGGTTCAAAGTCAGGCTCGCCCTTAGTAGAGGCAGACTTCCATCTGTCCAGACCCGTCTCGTAATATCTGCGCTTGGCACGACCAGACTTCTTTGTTGTTCCGTAAACAGGAGATCCAAACAGTCTGTTAAGACCATCATCCAAAGACCCATCAGCTTTTGGGGCTATGTCTATATTGGAAAGAAATACTCCACCTGGCTTGGGAGGAAATATTCCTATGTCAACTCCATAGTCACTAGTCACTTTTTTATATACAGCATTTAACTCAGATTGAGAATCTCTAATTAACTTTCTTTGCGGCGTAGTTAAATCATATAATTGTGGATTTTGAAGAATATCATACAAAGTGCCTGTGCCTTTGTAGTTTTTCCTGGCTAGTTGGTCAGTGCCAATATACTGTATGTCAGCTTTTCTTGTACCTCGTACAACGTCAATCCCAAACTCTGCAACCCACTGGTTCATAATTTTTATTCTAACTTGGTCAAGAGCTGCACCAGCAGAGGCACGAACATTACCTTCTGCCACATAAGCAATTAAAGTAGGATCATCCATCTCCAACTTAGGAAGCACTTTTCTAAGTAGGAATTTCATGCCAGCCATCGAATCCATAATATTCTGAATAAGACCAGGCTTATCTCTTGCAACAATAGTGGTAGCTTGCCCTAACGCCCCTACTACTTCTGGTAACGGCTTCTCGCCAGCTTCTGCTGTATTCTTTTTCGACCTACCACCTTTACCTTTACCAGTCGTTGTCTTTTTAACTTTGTCTCGTATTTTTTTATTAGGAACTTTTGTCTTTGGCTTGCGACCACCTGCTATTTTTTTATCAGTTGCAGAAGGATTCCCCTTCAACTCCATCATAAAGTCCGTAGGGTCTTTTCCTTTTGGAACATTAACGTGCTGAATTTGGTATCCTGCATCTATGGTTACTATTGATGTGCCTTTCTTTTTACCCCGTCCTATAGTCTCTACGCTATACATTGGCGAGGCTCTAAGTGCATCTTTCTCGTACTGTGTTCTTCCTGGTGGAGGGTCAGATAAGGTAAATGTATCGCCAGTATTTAGAATCTGCCCATCCGCAGGAGTGTCTACGTTTTTTATAGCCTTAGCAACTACTCTCTTAGGTATTACCTTGGTTCCTTGCTGTGCTGTTTTTCTTGTTGTTGCACGGGCAAGTCTTTGCTGAAATACATCTTTTGGCATGGTGCGAGTGTTGCCGGTATCAACATACTCTACTGCAACCCTTCCCTTTGCACCTTTCCCTATAGACGTTATCCTAACAGTTCCGTCATCTAACTCTACAATATCGTCAACCTTATTGGCGAACTTGCCAGTAGCTGCTTTGGTTGTTGTAGCTGTTCCCACTGGAACTCTTCTAAGGTCTGCAACCTGTTCTGTTGTTTCCGCTGTCAGCTTCTCTACTAGTTCTTTTCTAGAGAACCCCCAAGGAGCAGTCGCGTCATATTCTGGTAGTTTTGGGTAACTCGTATCAACAGTCTTCCATGAATCGGGACCCTTGTACTCAAACCACTGAGTTCCTACCCCCCCCTCGTGATAGATGGAGGTTACAAACCTGTCCTCTCCATTTATTACAACCTTGTGTATTGGAGGTCCGCCTATATCATCTGCGGTTCCATCGCTGCGTGTTGGATAATAGTACCTACCCTTCTTGACAAGGTTTAAATCTTCAGCAGTTCTGCCTGTTACTGGTGCTACCTCTTCTACAATCTCATCTGTCGCTTTTATAACTGGAGTGACTGGAGCATCTGCTGCATCTAATTTTTTGACTAACGCTTTGTCCATGTTGTCTGTGTTTTTTCGTAGTGCATCTCCAAACTGTTCTGCTAACGCATCTAAAGCCTTAGACTTAGACGAATAAGTTTGTTCACCTATATTCATCGCTGGTCTGCCATATAGCCTGTCAAATTCAGGAAGGACTTTTATTTGCCATACATCTTCTGTTCTTCGCGGCAGAACGCCACTGATCTCCCTAATAGACTTTTCAACAATATAATAATATTCTGGCTCGCCATCCACTACGATAGTGGCTACTTTGCCAGTAGTTTTAGTTTGTTTTGCAGTAGGCGCAGGAATCTTAAAGTCACTTCTATTAACTGTTTGTACAGAGGCAAACCCTGTTCGTGCCTCTCCGGTTAATGGGTCTCGATTAGCTATCCGTAAAGAATCACCATCTACTGCCTGAACAATAACATCTCCTCTGGTTGGATGATTAAGCTGATCTCCAACCTTGGCATCCCAAGGAGAAATTCTTGATTGCATTTCACGATTAAGGTATCTGGTAGTTTCTTTTTTATTAAGAGGTATTCCAGCATCAGACATATCTTTTAATAATGTATCTATATCATCATCAGTTAATCTGCGAAGGTTATTTATTATATCAGGCTTTAATGTTGTCTTACCCTTGCCCATCCCCATTGCTTCTTCCAGTACCCGTAAGCGAGACAGCGAATCGTCAGTGGGGTTACGGGTATATGCAGCAGTTATTTTTTTCCTGAAACTAGAAAGAGATGCTACCTTCTGTCCCTCTCCAACAAAAGCTAGTCTTGGAGTTAAAACATCTTCTATTGTAGCGGCTCTTGCACCCTCCTCTGTTAACCTGTGAAGCCCAGGAACCTTTACAGGACCCGCTGCTCGTATCGCGTTCTGTCCAATCTTCGTAAGACCAGAAACAGTAGCCCTCGGTCCTTTCATTAACACCCCACCCGGAATAAGGTCTATAGGTAATTCTGATATCATTTGATCCCAAAAGCCTTTCGACTCCTGTATCTTTATCATCTCGCCTGCCCACTCTTTTGGACCTATGTCACCAGAAAGCAACTGTTGAGAATATTTTAATACCTGATCGCCTTTGTTTCTTCGTATTGCAACATCTTTCAACCATTCTTTACCAGACATAACACTCTCTGGATCATCTTTAGGAACAATCATAGGTCCACCCAAAGAACCCCGAACAATAGGTCCAACAATAGGTCCAGACAAGGCTCCGAATACTTGCATAGCACCTATAGCTTTGCTGCCCACTGTCTTAATAGCTCCGCCAGCAGCGCGTACAGGAGGTCCAAAAGGCTTTGTTGGCTCCCTAATAACTCCTGTTTGCTGAAATGGAGTAGGCGGCGCAACGGGTCCTCTTTGTTCTGCTGCACCAGGAGCTTGAGATGCTCTATAATTTGCTATAATGCCAGCTTCTTCTCTACTAACAACTCGTGGGTTTATCATTCCTAAGCTATTGGTAGCATTAGGACGAGCAAGTATTTCTTCCGCTCTTTGCTTGCGGGTTTTAAATAGACTAGCTGAGTTAGCCAGTTTTACCTGTGCTGGAGATTGTGACGGAACCTGAGCCATTTATACATACCTTCTTGTAGTTGGTCTGCGTGCTTCAAATAACTGCTGTTGCTGTGGTTGCAATAACCTTTGGTTGCGCATATATAATGCTGCCCTAGGACCCATTACTTCTTCCATTGCCTTGAGTTTTTCTGCTGTAGATGTAAAAGGTGTATTCTGTATTCTTCTTATTTCTGAATCTTGCGTTGCTCTTTGAATAGCAGCTTGCTCTGCTGACGCTGCTGCATTAGCCCCAATCGCTGCTATATCACGAGATAGCACCTGATTAGGCTCAGGAGGAGTAAATATTGGTTCTGCTTGCTCTGGAGGTGCGCTTACTACTTCTGGAGCCAGTCCTTCTTCCATTAACGCATCTTGTTCCCCTTGTTGAAATAACATATTTTCGATATAAGGAATATTACCTGCCTGTTCAACATACATTTTATCTAAGTCAACTGCCCTATCATCAAATGGTGTAGGTACAGGAAATACTGGGGGTGGTTCAAATGCAGGCATTTGAGATACTGTCTGAGCCGCCGGAACCTCACCTCTTAGCATAGCAGATGCCTGTTCCTGTAATTCTCCAATATCAACTCTTGTATCCATTTGAGTATCATTTCCCAGTATGGCATCCATCATGTCTTTAAAGTCAGAAGGGCTATACGAAATACCAACAAGCATCTCTGCCGCCCGTTCAGGAGTTAATCTTTCTTCATTAAGCTGATCCCGTATCTGGTCTAGCTTGGCAGCCTCGTCAAACCTTCCTTCTGATAATAGCTGTGCTATCTGTTCATCTATATCCCGTACAGGAACCCTCTCAAATATCCATTGGTTAGGATCGTTAGTTGGCTTGGGCTGAAAACCAGGAGGTGCATCTCTTAGAGCCTCTTCGTAACTATATCCCTCTGCCTCTGCCTCTGCCTCTATAGGTCTAAACTCCCACTGACCATCTTCCTCATGAAACTCATGGGGAACTCCTGTTGCGTTGGTTAACATTGCTGCTTGTTGTTGTGCTGCCGGAATGTTTTCCTGTGTTGCGGCAAGTTCAGGAACTCTGGTGGTATCTTCTTCCTCTAATGGAGCAACAATGTATGTTCCTCCAACTTGTGGTTTTGTTACCCATGTAACACCAGGCTCTCCTACGAACTCATCCGCTGCTTCTACCTCACCAAACTCGTATCCACCGCGGCTTCGTTCTAACTGTTCCTCGTTAAGCTGATCTCGAAGATCATCTGCTTCTTTTTTATTATCAAAAACCTTTTCTTGAAATAACCCAGAACTAGCCATAGTTAGTGCCAGTCTTGTGTCAGCCTCTACCTCGCCTCGTGCGTTTCTGCTTACAGGAAACTGTGAGGAATGGCGTGACCACCAAGGATTAGTCTCTACAGCAGCCTTCTGTACAATCTGTATATCGGTTAATGGTCGAGCGTTTTGTAACTCCGGTACTATATTGCCATCCTCATCAACCATACCCTCAATATAAATATTATAGTGAATGTCTTCAGGATTGGCTATGCCCATAAAATCCTCACTAAAATCATCTTCATCATACTCAATCCATTCCTGACTGTCTGGATCCAAAACAACAGGCTGAACAATCAATCCTTCATTTTCATAGAGTCTTATTGCATCCCTTATTTTCATTTCTGATTACCTCTCCACTGAGCAAGAAATCCTTTTGTGCCAAGCCGTGCGAGTTCTGCTTCTTTGAAACTAGGATTCTCTCTTATGGCTGATCTCCATTCTGCTGCGGATGCAGACCTTTTACCGAACTCAATAGGCTTTGCTTTCATGGCTTCTTTCTTAGCCCTGAATATTTCTTCTCCTACTTCAGTAGAAACATCAAATAGTAAATTACCTGTATCTGTCATTACAACTGATCTCCTCCCTGACGTACTGCCTGAGTCATGGCTGGACCCATTCCACCCGGCAATGACCTTCTCATAGGTCGCATACCAGGACCCTGTACAGGATTGCCGTTAGGTCTTGTTGGCTCCATTGGGTTTGGTGGTCTACCACCCTGATCTGTCATGCCTGCTTGTTCCGGCATACCAGTTGACCTTTCAAGGTTCTGAGCATTAAGCTCTGCCTGTCTTCGATCTGCCATTTCCCCAAAGCCTTCTTCTCTCAGTGCGTTAATTACGCCCTGCTCGATAATAGCAGGGTCCTGATAGATAGCATCTTTGAGAATACCCTTCTGAATAGTAGTTGGATCTTCATACCTGCGAACCTTATAGTATGTTTGTTTATCAATAAGACCTTTATCGAGTTCAGACATAGCCATCTGTGCTTCCTGTTGTGCAACCACAGCGTCAATCTGCTCGAACTTAGCCTCAACATAGAAGCTGTTTTCTATATCACGAACACTAAGTTTGTTTTCACCTATCCCTATTTCGGCATACTCATCGCCGTATTCCCCGTTCATACGATAGAGAAGTTTAAGAATATTAGAACCTGCGATAGAATATAACTGTTCAAGTTCCTGTACATTAGACCTGAATGTCCTGTGACTGTTTTCGGAAAGAATAACCATGCTTGTTGCGGTATCCACATTCGGAGCCTGGAATCCTGCTACCATTCGTGAATAAGTAGTACGCTCTATGTTACTTTCCAGTTCTGCTTTATGCTGGAATGACTGACCAGGAAGCTGTGGAACCTTTTCAATCCACCAGTCTGCTTCCTCCCCCTGTAGTAACTGACCGGTTAGTTGCTCTGCTCCTTCGGCAGAGTCGTGTCTGTATCCCATTCTTGCCCATGATGCTCTCATAAGCATAGCGTGATGACCTGCTGTAGCCTGATTGTGCATAGTAAGTGTAGGTAATGCCCTGTACAGCAATGCCTGTCGTACCCACCATTTAACATTAAAGTCTTCACCTGCGGGAGTAATAGCAGAACCGCCGAAAGCGTGAGCGAAAGGCTGAATACCCCATCCGTTGGGTTCCACATATAGCATTTCGCCGTCTTTCAGCTTCATTGCGTGCCATCTTGCAGTCCACCACTCCTCTATTTCCACGTCATCGTAGGCATCGTAGGTACTCATGTTGAATTGTGTTGAGTAACCTGTCTTATTATCCTTTTTATAAATCCGGTTACGGGTTTTTATCTGCATATCCTTGGTAGTACAGTGACCTTCGAGGTCGAAAGCCTTCATTTTCCTTCGCCATATAGCAATCCCTGGGGTTTTCTCCAAGGGATTCATTAGAACTTCACCGGGAGCTGGGACTACAAGTCTGAATGGGTTCCATGTATTCTTCCGTGACATGTATTCCCACTCTCTCCACTCGAAATCCTCTTTATCTTCGCCTCTTTTTCTTACAGGTTTCTGTAAAGCATCGTGATCCAGCAGTACACCAAGCTGTGTATAGTTATGGAGTACGAGTTGCTTGCCATTCTCTTTGGTTGCGAAGTTAGGAGCGGCTGTAAAAGCATCCTGAAAGACTACGTTGAGTCCTTTTTCGAGTCTGTTAGCCCTGTCTTTTGACTGCTGACTTGCTCCAACAGGGTTTCTGACGAACCTTGGCTCGAAAGCAAGGTGAGAATCAACTGCCTGATCTATTAAAGCGACCTCTATACCTGAGTGATAGTTAGGTCTTGTGCGGGGTACATCGGGATTTCTTGCGTAGTAGTCTGCCCATATGTTAGCAGTCTGAGTATAGTGAGATGAAAGCACCTTCATGTCTTCGAGTGCTTCCTTCCAGACATCTTCCATATGTTCTGAGTAGTCGTTAAATATCTGTTCGTCCGGTTTCTGTGTTGGATCTATCGGCATATCATGTTTCTCCTAAAACGATGTAGGCACGAATACTTTTCTTGTTGCTGATGATGAAGTAAAGCTGGCGAACTTACGCATTTGCCATGCCAGTGCGTATGCCATAACCCTGTCATCATACGCTCCCTTGGCTGCCTGTGGTCTACCCTGCTCGTTCCGAATGAAACTGAGCATTTCCCCTATGCCTTCGCGACATCGTATCACAATGAGTCTGTTTCGTATAGCCTCTGCGAACTCTGCAAGCATGACTGGTCTGGTCTTGCCGTCTGTCTGCCATCCCGGTGTGGTAGGAGTACCTGTATTCCTATCGTGGTAGTACAGTCTGTTTCTGCACGAACATTCCTGTAGCATCTCTGCCACCTTATCGACAACAACAACGGAGTCTCCGTCACGTTCCAGACCTTCTCCAGCCCGTTCAAGTCCGAGGTAGGCGTGATTATACATCTGATGCAGGTATATTATTTCCTGAGCCATCTCATCAGGGTGTAGTCTTCCGTGCAGTTCAGCGACCTGGTTACCTGTCTGCCAGTCGAGAACAGTTGCGCAGTTATAGCTTCCTGTTCTGCCCCATGCTGTATCTGCACCGATGATATATCTTCCTGCTGTAACCGGATTACGCCATACTGACACGAGTCCTCTGATATTTTCTTTAGGTTCTATCACATCCTCGCCCATAGCTTCCAGTGAATCCACATCAAAGAAGGCTCTTGTTCTTGGTGGAGCGAGGGCTTCGTGTTCATTCTTAGGGTTTTCCTTCTCGAACCTTGCGACATCAGACGCAAGTTCAAGTGCCTGTAGGTATGTACGTTCTGTTCTATTCGGTCTTTCGAAGTAGCCTAAGAACAGTTTGTTATGTGAGTTCTGATACAGTTGTCTGAAAGGTGAATCAAGAACATCAGGGTTAGCGGTAGAAACAACGAACATCTTACCGCCTGAGTCCTGAATCAGCGGTAGTAGAGCGTTATATGATGATTCAAACTCCGAGTGAAAGTCAGCCTCGTCAACCAGGATTTCAGTACCTGTGTATGAACGACCAGCCTTACTGGTTGCGGGAAAAGCCTGAATAGTACCACCCCCGTCGAAAGTAAGGGTAGTTGCGTTATCGACAGTCAGTTCCGGTTTAAGGTGTTCGGGTAAGTGATCCCATATAAATCTGCAATCTGCTATCACCTTCTTAGCTTCCACTTCACCCTGAGATATAACAGGCAGGAAAGCACCATGTCTGAATATACCCATCCACACGAATCGTGCCTCGAAGTAGGAAGTAACTCCAAGTTTTCTTGCTTTAAGGTGAGGCAGAGTACCGCCTGCCGCAACATCCTCTACTGCTTCATGGAGTCTGATAATATGCTGCCAGGGTTCAAATACGGCTGTGCCGTTACCGAAAGGGGGAGGGTCAGGGATACGGACATAATCAAGAAAGGAAATAAGATCCCTTCCGAGTATTTCACGTTCAAGAGCGTTTTCACTCAGTAGTACTTGTTCCATCAGCTAACATCCTTCTCTCTTTGACTACAGCAAGTATATCCTTCAGATCCTGCAATGAAAACTGTGAAAGATCCACAGTAGCAGTTAAGGTCTGTGACTCAACCTGCTGAACAAAGTCTCTCTGTCTCTTACCGAGAAGCTCACTTGCAGCAAGCCTGTCACGGGTTCTCTCACCACCATCACGCATAAGTTCTGTCCAGAAAGCCTCACGCTCCTCAACATCAGCTATCTTCGCCATTATCCTCTTAGTCTCAACCCGTTCCATAATTGCGACACGAGCGTTTGTTTCAGCTTCCTCTTTCTGTTTACGCAAAACTTCAATCCGGGCTGCCACCTTAGGAACATTCGCAAGGTTCCACGAATTCTTTAGCTGCGCCTTCGGTTGCATCTGCGGATACGCTATTACAGCAGCTTCAGCATACGTCCTACCCTCTAATCCTACCAGCATCGCAAACTTCTCCTGCGCTTCACTAAGTGTCTTACTTCTCGACATAACCGCCTCTTTCTTTTCTTTTGCTTAGTTTTTCTTTTCTTTCTTACAACAGTAAGGGGGAGGGGAAGGGAATAATAAAAAAGAGTTGTCACTAAAACAACTCTTTTTTTATTTATATTAATTAATAAGGAGAACTTATTTTAAGCATAAGTTCTCCTTTATATATATATATATTATATATATGTACATATGTACATGTTCTGCGCTCATACTTTAATTACATCATCCTGGTGTAATCTCAGTCTTTTCCCTACTACCGATCCTCTTTTAAGTCCGGTTTCAGTTAGTCCCGCTTGCTTATCTTGTAAGCATACCCCTCAACAGGGTAGCGTGGATTCGCATAAAAAGCTCCCTATTCGGAAACTCACCCTGAGTATTTTATTACATATACTAAAGAGAGTCAACGTCAATCGTGGGGGTACTGCCACCCAAAACCCCCCTATCATTTAACCTAAGCAAAACACCAAGACACCCCAGATTCGTGCCTGATTTGACAGATTCTAGGACTTCCTGTAGACTTTGTCATGTGGCTCAGAGTAGCCAACAATAATATAGATAGAGGAGTAGAGACATGAATACAATCCAGAGTGATCACGAGAGAATCCAGAACGATAGATGGTATCTAAATAATAAGGAGTTAGTAGTACAGAAATTTATATATCCCAAGACTAAACTAGTAAGACTAGTAGAATACTATGTATTGCAGTATGGATACTCAATAGAAGAGGCGAAAAAAGCTATTCGTGCAGACTTGAAGGAAGTACTTAAATAGACAATACACAGACAATAAAACTTAATGCCATATCATATCAATGCTGGTATGGTATGGTATTAGGAAGGATATTCAAACATGAAAATAGTACCAATAGACACATTGAACCGGTCACTTCGAAACGTGCATGATTGCACAGTCAAACCACCAACAAAAACAAGGGGGGATTATAACAAACAGAAAAACGGCACAAGCCGAACACATCACAAGAATAGTCAAAGTTATTCTCTGACTGGTAGAAGATAAACACAAATATAGAAAAGAGGTATAGAAAATGTATAAATATTACTGGTTAGAGTATTTAAACGCCAATGGAGATTGGGAAATAGAAAACGGATACATGACAAGATCAGAAGCTATAGAAGATAAAGAGCATTTAGTAGGCACATACGCAGAATGGACGCCTAGGCATTGGTTAAGAAATAAAGACATTCGAATTCGTGTAGAAGAAATGGAGGTATAGAAAATGAGCATAATAGAAATATTGATAGACTTGGATTTTGAGAGTACAGAGACTGACCAGGACATTGCAGAATTAGAAATTTTAGAAGAAATGGAAGTATAGAAAATGGAAAAAATATATATTAGTTCAAAAGATACAGCGAAACATATTAGAAAAGCGTTAAAAGCTAGTTTTCCGAAACAAGTTTTCTCGATCAGATCAGATCATAATTGTATAAAAATTCACTGGGAAGATGGACCATTAAGAAAAGACGTTGAGGCAATCACTGAACAATATGAAGCAGGCGGTTTTGATGGCATGATTGACCTAGATTATAGCCAATCGCATTACTTATTCCCTGATGGCTCGATTACATTACATTACAGAGAGGGAACAACTGGATATATTTCAGAAATAGACAACAGATCAGATAGCTTACCAGAGGGAACAAAAATTGTGCAATTCGGAGCCAAATACATATTCTGTACTCGACACATAACAGACTACGAAACAAAATATACGAAGGCTGTATGGTGGATACGAAGTAATAACGTCATTACTGGAAATACTGGTACAGATTGGGCTGATATGTTTGGTAATAAAAGCGTTGAAACGATAGCACGAAACATGACATATAATCACGTAGAAAATCAGAGCCTAGAAGATACATTTATCCAGTCTAGGAATGGATAACCAAATTATAGGAAAGTATGAGGATAAGAGACATGAATAAGTACATAGATGAAACGGGCGAAATGTTGAATGATATTGCTATGAATGGATTTTTAGATGATCAAGGTGGATCCGTAGATGAATTAGGTTGGTTCGGATTGATAGTAGAACATAAAGCAATCATATCAGAAGATAGTCAAGGGTTTTTTGACTATGCAATATTCGAGACAGAACAAATAGCTAGGGATCAATTCAATCAGATTATAGACAGTCTAGGAAGTGAGGAAATAGCGTAATGTCAAAAGTAATTGAGAAGTTATATTCATGCAAGAAATGTGGAATGACATTGTTGGTTGAATCATTCACTGATGAGCAAACTACATTAGCAATGATAAAACAGAATCCGTATTGCAATAAATGTGAACAAATCAAACTAGAAAGTAGAGGATAAGAATATGTATTTTGATAGATTCGATATATGCGAAGCGTGGTATCTGGCTCTAAGTGAATATCATGGTGGGCAATGGTCTTCAGGGTATCGCAAACTGTCACGACTGACGGAATACTTCAAGCCGTCACCAATATTAAGCATCGACAGTCTTAGTGAGAATGGTTACGAAATATATCTCAATGCCGTTGAGAAATTAGAAAGTAGAGGATAAGAACATGAGTAAGACAGTACAAATATCAATGACACAAGACGCATATGATCGGTTGGCATTAAGCGTTTGGGAAGCAGTCGAAGCAGGCACTTATCACCCTGCGATATATAGCGAAGTATTTATGTACGACAATAAAGTGAAGGTGGTTTTTTTGAATCCTTACAAAGACAACATGATGACTCGCACATTGACTCTAAAAACTCTCGTTAGAGCGTATCTCAGCCTAGACGAGTCAAATGCTACACATTGTGGGGGTTATCACATTTTATACGAGCCTGATGCCTGTTCTGGCGACCTGTTATTACAACAGGCTTTGTTTGGGGAAATTGTATACGACTAAAATTTAGAAGAAAGTAGAGGATAAGAATCATGAGTAGAAAGTCTAGGAAATCATATCCAAATGGTGTGTTATTGATTTGTGATAGTGGTAAGAAAGTATTTGATAGATACATGGTCTTATATGAGTCGGAAAATGGAGTATTTCCATATGTGGGAATGTCAGAGAATCCGTTTCACCCTCAAGGGTTCGGTCAACATGGTGAGATGACTACAAGATACTCAGTATGGGGAACTAACGATAAGGTAATAGAGTTTGAAACGCTACCGATAAATTGCCAAGCATTAGTATTGCAAGACTTAGAAAGTAGAGGATAAGAGAATGACTGAAGAAAAAAGATTTATTCACTATGACTCAAGAGAGATTGATGCAGAAGTCTTTGACCTACAAGATATATTGGAGAACTTTGGCATAGGTGATGGGGATTTCAGAATGTATGGAGAGGTAGAGTATCCAGAATTTTACACATTCCTAATGACTGCAAACGTAGGTGATAGTAAGTCGAATATGTATGGACAAGGAACGTATGACTGTTGGGAAAGAATATTTTAGAAAGAAAAGAGGTAGGAATATGAGTAAGGAATTCGAGGTACAGTCTTATTATCTGGCACACGAAGATGGAGAAAATGGCACAGGAGTGCTAGTAGTAACAGGTCTTGAGACAAGGCATGACACAATCGAAGAACTTGGAATCGATACCACTCAATATGCTGAATATGACGAACATGAACAGTGGGTAGTCGCACAACTGCAAGACTTCATTGATAACGCTAACGTGGGCGATCAACACATATGGATTGCTGATGAAATGAGTGGTTGGTACGGCAAACTAATTAGAAGAAAGTAGAGGATAAGAGAATGAGCACAAACAGTGAAACAGCGAGTGAGTATATTGGTAAGCATTGTGAATACTTTAGAAAGGGATTGCCACCAACAGGAGAAAAATATGCAGTCGAGTATCGCGGTGTGTTGCTTGTCTCCAATGACACATATGAATTAAGGCAACAACTACAGGCTCTCATGGATCAAATAGAAAGTAGAGGATAAGAATATGAACATAACGTACAGAGTCAAAAACGTATGGGGTAATGACCTAATGTATCCTGTCAGTTTAGATGCTAAGTTTATATGCTATCTAAACGGCACGAAAACATTAACAACACATTTAATAGATGTAGTTAAACAGTTCTACCCGGATACAACATCTGAACAGGTATTATAAATTTAGAAAGAGGTGCAATCATGATGCCGGAGAAACTACAGATCCTACAAGACCAGTACGAGTCAGCTCTAATCAAAGTGGCTAAGGCTGACGCACAAATAGATTGTCTAGTGGAACAAGAACGCTCAATCCACAGCCTATTGGATCAGACACGAAGGTATAGAGATCAGTGCTTTGATGACAGGAGAGAAGCAATGTACAACCAGAGAGAACTACTACAGGCAATAGAAAAAGAAAAGGGGGAAACGAATGATGGCTGATCTAATGGGAATCATAGAGCGACTGTATACAGTGCTACAAGATGATCACTATGACTGTGACATACCATCAAATGAGGAGTGCCGTGTAATGGGAATGATGGATAGCGAATGGCAGATTGAGTATCATCATGGGCTTATACGTGAAGCCAGACAAATATTAGATAAGGCAAAGGGGGAGAGCCTATGAAGCAACACAACTGAATAGCAGAGATGGAAACCGGAACCAATATTTAAACAGGAGAAGAACAATGAAAACAGATATCTTAGATATGTACGATAACCTCAAGCGAGACTATGATTCATTGCTAAAGGAACTGACAATATCAAGGGCCTTTGAGACAGTAATAAACTATATCGAATCAGATAATGAATCCGATATGAATAAATACGTACTAGACTTGATAGAAATTCTGCGAGACTTACAGTACAAAGTACAAGAAGAAGGAGAGGAGAATTAGATGAATGAATTTCCTATGGAAACTACGAAAACTTATGTAGTGTGGATTGGTGGAGTTGAAGAACATCATGATTCTTTTAGGTCTGCTGTAAACGCATACGATAAATGGAAGCGACAAGGCTATGATGATGTAGCACTAGAAGAATGGACAACAACAGTTACCAGAACATTAGTAAAACGCACAAAAATAGAGGGGGTTAGAGAATAATGGTTCGTGTTATAGGTAGATGGAATAGAGAATTGAAACGACTTGAAGGTAAGACTAAACAGCACCCGGAGTATGTGCCACTCGAAGAACTCGCAACTAAATACTGTGATGAATGTGAAAGAGAACTAGATGCAGTGTGGACAAGGTGTTGGCACTGTGAAAATAAACATGGCCGTGAGGTGGGATAATGCCAAAGATTGGATTCGTCACAATCGAAATAGGTAAGGACATTGATGACGCTCTCAAGCTAGAGTCTCTGAGATCCAACAAGTCTCAGGCTAGTATAGTTCGAGACGCATTAAGAGTTCGCTTACGATCTACATTACTAGAGGTTCATAAGAAAAATGTGTAACGATTTGTGTAACGCTGTTACACATAACAACAGGGTGGGTTGTCACAGTGTGTCACTATTGTTGTAGTATTCGTGTCACGTTTTGTGCCTAATCTGGTATAGTTACCCATATATATATTTATATATATAATATATACATCATAAAGATAATAATAATATAAGAG